ATCATGCAGCAGAACGTGGCGGAGAGCAATGCGTGGGGGGCTGACGTGCACTACGTCAGCCACACCAACGCCAGCACCAACGGCAACGCGCAGGGCTGCCACCCTATGTATTACACCTATTCCAGCAAGGGCAAGGCGCTGGGCGAGATCATGGTGAAGTACCGCAAGGAGATCTATCCGCGCACTGTAAAGCTGGTGGCACGGAGCGACCTGTACGAACTGAAAAAGACCAATGCCGTGGCGTTCTACGAAGAACACGCTTTTCATGACAATCTGGAGGACATCACATGGTTCCACACCCACATGAAGGAGATCGCCGAGAGCGCGACGAAGGGGCTGTGCGAGTGGTTCGGCATCCCGTATGTGGAGGAGGCGAAGCCGGTGGAGCCGGTGACGATGGGAAACATCATCCTGTACGGCGTGGACGGCGACAGCGGAACGTGGGAACGTGTGAAGTGAGGAGGTAAGAGCGATGGGTACTTTTCTAGGAGATTTTGGCAACTACAAGGCCAACTACGGATATACCAACAAAAAGTCCACCGCGGCGAAAAAGAGCACCACCGGCAGCACCGCAAGCGTCATCAAGGGTGCTGCGGGGGCGGCCAACCGCTTTGCCAACGCCTATGGCAACGCGCTCTCCGGCGCGGTAAAGAGCGCCGTATCCGCCGTGGCGGGGGCCGCAAAAAGCGCCTCCGGCAGCGGAAGCGGAGGCGGCGTGCAGGTGGTGGAGACCGGCGGCGGGTACAGCGGCGGCGTGAGCGATCTGAGCGACTACCTGCGGCAGCAGCAGGCGGCGCAGACGGAGGCGGCACTGGCGGCGCTAAAGGGCGCCTATGACAAGAATGTGCTGCTGTACGACGCGCAGCGGGGCAAGTTGCCTGCGCTGTACGCCGCGCAGCGGAACCAGCTGGCATCGGACGTGGCGCAGAGCCGACGCGCCTATGACGAGCGCGCGCTGGCAAGCGGACTGAACACCGGCACGGCGGGACAGGCCGACCTGGCACGCAGCAGCGTGATGAACCAGGGCATGGCAGACATCGGGCAGGCAGAGGCGGACGCGCTGGCAGAGATCGACCTGGCGCGGAGCCAGCTACAGGCGGAGTACGAAAACGCCATCGCCCAGCAGAAGGCGCAGGACGGCGCGGCGCTGCTGGAGCGACTGTACGAGGAGGCGGTGCGGCAGGACAACGCCCGGATGAGCGCCGCCAGCACACCCAGCTACCGCACCGTGTCCAGCGCACCGAGCACGTCGGCTACATCGCTGGCGGACAGGCTGGCGGCGCTGGCGGGCACCAGCGGGAGCGCCGGCAGCACCGGGTACAAGAACACCACAGCGTACCAGCGGGCGGTGTCCTATGCCAAGGCGGGGGCGCAGTCCCGGCGGACGGCGAATTTGCTGAACGGCTTTGTAAACAGCGGGCAGATCACGCCGGCACAGGCGCAGCAGATCATGGACGAGCTGTATTAAGGCAGGAGGTGCCGCATGGCAGGATTTAACCCCAACAGCTACGGAAGCAAAAAGAGCAAGCTGTACACCGCCGGGAACTCCGGCGGTGCTTCCGCAGCGCAGAATAAGGAGACGAATACCCCGACGACATTTGATCCCAGCCGCTACGGCAGCCGCACCAGCAAGCTGTACACCCCCAGCAGGCAGGGCGCACCGCAGATGACGCGGCAGCCGGCGCAGCCGCAGACCACGCAGACGCAGACCGCGCAGGCCGAGGGCAAGCAGGAGACAAAGAAAAGCGGCGTGAACGTGTGGCAGCTGATCGGCGACACGGCCAAGAAGGGACTGAACGAGATCGCCAAGGGCGGCGGCAGTTTGCTGGCGGCGGCGGAGGACGTGCTGCTGGCCCCGGCAGAGTTGCTGTCCGGCAAAAAGCTGGGCACCTATTCCGACAAGGGCCTTTTCAACCGGTGGAACGACAGTATCAACCGCGAGGGCGCCGCGGTGGACGCGGCGGCAGCGGAGAACATCAAAGACAGCAAGGCGGCGCAGAAGGTGTACGAATACGGCGCGGCCACCATCAACGCCGTGCCGCAGGCGCTGATGGCTATTTTCACCGCGGGCGGCAGCGAGGCGGTGTCGGCGGCCAATCTGGCGCGGCAGGCGGCGGCGCAGGCCAGCCCCGGCGTGGCCGGGACGGTGGCGCGGGCCGTGCAGGACATGGCCAAGGACAAGAACTTCTGGACGGCGGCCAGCCAGGTGGTGGGCCGCAGCTATGAGGATGCCCTGGCCGACGGCGCAACGATGGATAAAGCGCTGCTGTATGCCGTGGGCAACGGGCTGATGAACGCCGCTGTGGAGGTGGGCGGCGGCGTGCAGACGCTGCCCTCTCAGCTGCGCGGCGGCTCCGGCCTGTGGAAAACATGGGTGGACACCATGCTGGACGAGGGCAAGGAGGAGGCGGTGCAGGGCGTGATCGAGCGCGCCATGCAGAATGCCGTATACGGGAAAGGAAACGCCGTGCTCGGCGTGAATGAGGGCGCCGTGCTTGATCCCGGCGAGGCGGCGCGGGAGTTTGCGGGTGGTGCCGTTGTGGGCGGACTGTTGGGCGGCGGCCAGATCGGCGTGCAGCAGCTGCTGGGGCGCGCAGGACGGACGCGGACGGCACAGGCCACGCAGAACGGCGGGGATGCCACTCTATCCGCCGCACAAGAGGCGGCAGAGGGGCAGGGCGTAAACTTTGACGCCGGAACGCAGAACGCCGCAGAGAGGCTTACAGAGCCGAATACAGCGGCGAACGAAAATGCGCCCGCACCGGCGGAGAATATGCCGATGCAGGCGCAGGAAAGCTCCCCTGTGCAGGGCGCGGGGAATAGTCGTCAGCAAGTAGACGCGCCCCTTGCCCCTCTGGGCGTTTCAGCCACACAGGAGAGCGAGATCAGCGTACCACAAAGCGGGGGGAATTACAAGGGGCTGGACGAACTTTTGGGCCGGGCGAAGGGCGGGCGCGTCAGCAGCGAGGCTGTGACCGGGGCCGTGACCACCCAGGCGGAAGCGGAGGCGCTGGATGCGGCGCTGCGAAGCGGCGCATACGGCATGGACGCCAACGACAACATCTATCGGATGAAGCCGGAGGAGCACATCGATAACCGGGAGCGCAGCACCGTGGGCGACCGGAGGATCCATGCGTTCCAGTTCGACCACCCGGAGCTGCACCGCTACTTCGCGGAGGCGGCCGAGGCACTGCGCTACGACATGGGCAACACGCAGCGGGGCGGCGAGGTGTACCAGGTGCCGGACCGGGACGGTGACTGGCGGCCCCGGTATCTGCGGACGAGGCGGGACACCACGGACGCCATCGCCAAGCTGAAGGACGACGACCACCTGTCCTACGATCAGATCAGCGCGGCCATTGAGGCCATCATCAACGACAAGGGGCAGGAGAACTACGCCGCGGCCAAGCGGGTGGAGTTGATATTGGACGATATGCTGTCCCACGGCTACAGGGGCAGCGACGGGCAATATGCGCCGAACGTGGAGTATCTGCGAAAGAAGGCGGAGATCGCCGGGGCGCGGACGGATGAAGCAGCCGTCACCAATGCCGAGAATGAACGGACATGGCGGCAGCGCATGGACGACGAGGCCGGAGGGACCTACGAGGGCAAAGCGGACACGCAGCAGGCCCGCGCAGACGCGGAAACGCCCCTGCCGGAGGGCTGGGAGCGACGCTACGACGGGCAGGAGCCGGCGCTGCGGCAGGCGGCAGCAGAAAACGAGAGCAGCCCCTTCCCTGCCGGCGGCGACGACGGCCTGGGCGGCGCAGACCGAGGGACGCTGAACAGCGCCTTTGAGAATATGCAGGCGGAGAGCAGCACGTTCCACGATGTGAACCGCAACTCCGAGGAACGGCTGCGCCGCGAGCAGGGCCGTGCCCCATCGGAGGTGCCGGAGGTAAACCCGAACACGGAGCAGAATATCAGTAAAACGGTGAGCACCATTCTGAACGCGCCCATCACGTCCAACGAGATGGCGCCGGTGCTGGAGCAGAGCGTGGCGGAGGGCCGCTTCGACTATATGCCGGTGACGGACCAGGCAGCCATGGACGCGGCGAACCGGACCATTGACCGGGAGGGCGGCTATGAGAAGGCGGCAACACGCTTCACGGCCAAGGTGGAGCTGGGCCAGCGGGTGACGAAAGAGGACTACGCCCTGGGCGTGCAGTGCTACAACGAGGCGGTGGCCGCAGGCGATGCCGCCACGGCGCTGGAGCTGGCGGGAAACCTGGCGGACGCGGCGCACACCGGGGCGCAGGTGACGCAGGCGGCAAACCTGCTGAACCGGCTGACGCCGGCGGGCAAGCTGCTGACGCTGCGGCGCTATGTGGACAAGCTGAACCGGGAGAGCAGGCCGAAGCAGGGCCGGAGGCGCAGCGAGCTGACGGCGGAGGAGAGACGGGCGGCGTTTGTGGACGAGGCCAGCCTGTACGCCATAGACGAGCAGCTGGTCACGGACTACATGATGGCGGAGACCGACGAGGCGCGGCAGACCGCGTGGCAGGCCATTATCGACGACATCGCCAGTCGGGTAAAGCCCACGGTGAAGGAAAAGTGGGACTACTGGCGGTATACGTCCATGCTGACGAACCCGGTGACGCACGTCCGCAACCTGGCGGGCAACAGCGTGCAGATGCTGATGCGAAAGACCAAGAACGCGGTTGGCGCGGCGCTGGAGACGGCGGCGGTGCGGGACACCGACCAACGGACAAAGGCGCTGCTGGGCCTCGGCGAGGCGGACACAGCACGGCGGGCGCTGGCGGAGGAGCTGTATGCGCAGGACAGGGCGCAGGCCATGGGCGCAGGCAAGTACAAGGAGGGCAGCCCCGGCGGCATTGCACGGGAGATCGAGGACGCCCGAAAAATGTTCGGCGAGAAGCACAAGCTGGGCAAGGCTGTGCAGTGGGTGGGCGACAAGAACACCGCCGCGCTGGACTGGGGCGACGCGCTGTTCAACAAGCCCGCGTACATCGAGAGTCTGGCGCAAGCCATGAAGGCCCGCGGCATTACCGCCGAGGAGGCGCGGGGCGGAGCAAAGGCGGACCTGATGGAGAGCGCCAGAGCCTACGCCGCGCAGGAGGCGGCAAAGGCCACCTACCGCGACTTCAACGATTTCAGCGACGCGGTGACGCGGCTGAACCGACTGCGGGAGAGCGACAACAAACTGGTGCGGGCAGCAGGCGTGGCCACGGACGCGGTACTGCCATTCCGGCGGACGCCGGCCAACATACTGGTGCGGGGTGTGGCGGAATACAGCCCCATCGGCCTGGCACGCGGTATCAAGCAGGCGGCGCTGGATGTGCGCTCCGGCAAGAAAACGGCGGCGGAGGCCATTGACACGCTGTCCGCCGGCCTGACCGGCACGGGGATCATGCTGCTGGGCGCACTGCTGGCCAAAAACGGCCTGCTACACACCAGGGCGGGCGATGACGACAAGGAGGAGAACTTCCTCAAGAGCATCGGGTATCAGGACTTCGCGCTACAGATCGGCGACACCAGCTATACGCTGGACTGGATGACACCCGCCGCCATGCCGCTGTTTGCCGGGGCGGCCATGATGGAGAGCGTTGCCAACGACAAGAGCCGTGCAGACGCGCTGGAGGACGGGCTGGCCAGTATCGGAGATGTGATCCTGAAGACATCCATGCTGTCGTCGCTGGACAGCATACTGGAAAACCTCCAATACGCCAACATCAAGCCGTGGTACATTCTCACGCAGCCGATCATCAGCTATCTTTCCCAGGGAGTGCCGACCATCGGCGGCAAGGTCGCCAACGTGCTGGATGACACGGTTCGGAAGGCATATGTATCGAAGGACACCGGCGAGGTGGCGGGAGATGTTGACTACTTCTGGCAGAGCCTTATGCGGAAGGTGCCGGGCGGGCGAAGCACGCTGCAGCCCAGCGTGGACGTGTGGGGGCAGGAGATCAGCAACGGCAACCTGGGCGAGAGGCTGGCGGAGAGCTTTATCTCACCCGGCTTCATCAGCACCGCGAAGGACGACGCGGTGACAGACGAGGTGCGGCGGCTGGCCGGCAAAGTGGGCAGCGGCGTATACCCGAAGCAGGCGGACGAGTCGTTCACGTTCGGCGGGAACACGGTCTATCTGGACGGCGAGCAGTATACGCAGTACGCCAAGACACTGGGGCAGACGCGGCACGAGCTGCTGGAGCAGGCGCTGAAGCTGGACGGCTACAAGGCCATGAACGACGCGGAGAAGGCCAAGCTGGTGGCCACCATGTACGAATACGCCAACGCGCAGGCCAAACAGCAGGCGGCGCCCAGCTATACGCTGGACGCGGAGATGCAAAAGTACGCCGACGCAGAGGCGGCCGGCATCAGCGCCGCGGAGTGGTATGTGCTGAAGCACTCGGCGGACGCTGACGGGAACAAAGGCGTGACACAGAAGGAGGCGCAGGCGGCGCTGGACAAGACCGGACTGACCGACAAGGAGAAGGCGGCGGTGTGGCCGCTGTTCAACAAGGGATGGAAGAAGAACCCGTACAAGTAAGAGAAAAACTCCCCCGCCGGGCGGCGGGGGAGTTTTTTATGTAGGTTTGTGGAACATCAGCGCAGCGGAAACTTAAAAATGTATTTCAAGCAGCCGTTGGCTCTCATTGCTCCAATTTCGTCTGTGTAGGCGTTAGTCATCAATTCTGAGTAATACAAATTTGCAAAAACATCCGCAAGCTGTACGATCTTGTTGTTGGATGAGTCAAAATATGCAACCGTCACATCATTTGACAGCACCTTTTCCATTTGGAATTCTGTATTGAGATAATCCTCAAGGAAAAAGCGCGATTCGGGGCGCTCATTTCGTTCATCTAACTGGATATGGTATGCATCGTCTGGCAAGTAGCCGCTTTTCACGAAATATTCCATCGCCAGCTTTAACACATAATTGAAGGCTCTAGCAGTGTTTGCATATAAGTTTTTTGAGTTTTTAACACAATGCTCTGCTATTTTTTTATTATCAAGGACAATGTAATAGACCTCAAGCGTTCCCTCGCGTGCGAAATATGAAACAAACTCTCTTTTTAAGGGAGGGGTAAATGACGAGCCCTTCAACTCGTGGAGCCTACCATTTAAGAACATACGCCTCTCTTTGTCAGCCGCTTGCAGCGCCGCCATGTGTTTTTTCACAAAACGCCTGTATAGTGTTTTTAATTTGACCGGATTATCGCAGCGAACGAGTGCTATTACGAAGTAGGGCAAGCTTTCGGCGTGCTCGATAGTCATAGATCCAGATTCATCTATGTAGAGGTTCTGCATATTTACTCTCCCCCTCTAGAGAAAACGGGAACGAGCATCCGCCCGTTCCCGCCTCTAGCGCATGATACCAATAGCTTGCGGGCGAGGCCGGAACACGACCCTTACCTAGAGAACGGCGCTTACGCAAGACTTACTGTTGGTATCACGATAATAGCATACTCATTGAGCAATGTCAATATTCTTGCTAATTTTTAATTCGTAAATTTTAGCAGAACCGCAAAAAACACGCGCTTTTTGGCGAGCGCTTTCGGCACATGGGCCTATTGACTATGCGAGTGAAAAGGGTTTCGCCATAAGACATAGGGGGCTAAGGATCCGGCCAGAAGCCAGGGCATCAGCCTCATTCGAACAAAAATACTGCAACCTCGAACAAAATGTATAGAACGGACACGGCAAAATAAATACACTCCAAGATGTGGGCGACGGGCTTTTTCATGGGGACCTCCTTTCGTAGCTTACGGTTTAAAAACCTTTGTACCTTACGCCGGTTTACATTGTGCGCGCCGTGTCAAGGGACACGCCCATCCAACATAAAAATTATTTGCCTACATTGGAAAGCGTTCGCGGGAGTGCCATCGTTATGTGGGAATTATACTGTGTTTTCGGGAAAAAGCAACCACAAAAATCAAGAATATCATACATATTTTCAACTTTCCTCAAGTTTTTCACTACCAAATATATGGTACAACCCATACAAATGGCGCAATATATACTGAAGCCCAGCCTTAAATAAGGCTGGGCTTCCTCTCCTCCAGTTTCTTAGTAAGCCGTTCCATACTGCTTCTCCTTCACCGCCACAGCCTTTGTCAGCTGTGCCATCCCCTGCTTCACGTCCTCTATCTGCTTGTCCCGCCGCGCAATAGCGTCTTTCAAACTCTCGTTGGCTTTCATCAGCGCGGCGATGTGGTTCTGCTGGTTCTCGATCAGGTTTGCGGCGGCGTAATGCAGCGGTGTCATGCAGTCTCCGTATGGGAGCTTTGCGGGGCACGGCCCGCAGCTATCATGCAGTTTACAGCACCGCAGCGCCGCCACGATCTCGTCTCTTGTCATGTCGTTGCTCCTTTCTCTTCCGGGATGCGGACGACCACGTATTTACCGGCGCTGCCGCCCTCACGCATGGCCTTCCAAATTCCGCGGTTGACGGTGTTGTACTTCATGTGCGCCCGCTGTGTCAGCTCGGCAATGGAGCTGCCCCAATAAAAGGGCAGCTCGTATTTGTCCTGGATGACGATCATGTAGATATTCATGCGCGGTCCTCCTCCGGCAGCAGCTCGGCGATGTCCGCGCAGAGCGCATTGCAGAGCACGATGACGGTGTACAGGTTCGGCAGGCGCTCCCCGCGCTCCAGGGCGGCGACCGTGGTCATGGTGACGCCGGCGGCGGCAGAGAGCGCCCGGCGGGACAGGCCGCGCTCTTGGCGGGCGGCCAGAAAGCTGCTGCCGATCCGCTTGGCGTCAACAGAAAGTCTGCGCTCGGTCACGGCTGCACCTCCCTCTCTGTGATGGGCCGGACAAGGCCTGTATCGCGGTACTCCACAAAGCGCTTGGGCGTGGCGCCGCTGGTTTTTCGAATGCGGACGATACGGACCTCAAGCCCGGCGGCGGTGAGGACGCCGCACATGGCGCGGCGGTCCGTATCGTTGTCGATGGGCTGGGGGATGCGGGTCCATTCCTCGTTCATAGCAGCCCCCTCCTTCTCTTTTCTCTCCCGTTCATGGTGTAGCGGCAGCGCAGCAGCACATGGGACGGCTTGCCGCAGGATGTGCAGCCGCCGGCGGTGTCTGTGGCGTCCACGCGGACGACGTTGGTTTTCAGCAGGTCTGTGTAGCAGGCGGGGCAGAAGGCCCCGCGCCCGATGTGGTCATGGGCCAGGTCGATCACGGCTGTACCTCCTCGATGAACACCTCGGTGCGCGGGCGCTCCTTGTCGTAGAGGACGCGGGAGCCGTCATGGGAAACCACGACGGCGCTGTTGTCGTCCTCCAGGACGCCGTGGTGCACCAGCAGGTCGCAGGTGGCCTCCAGCAGGTTGCAGAGGTCCACGCGCCGGCGCGTGGGCATATAGTACAGGCAGCGGACGTTGACCGGCTGTGCGACGTGCTTACGGTGCAGCAGCAGGGCGGGCAGGGCATCGCGCTCGTAGTCCTTGTATTTCTGGCTGGGCAGGATCAGCGGGCGGCCACGGACCAGGACGATGCGTTGGGAGTTCTTTTTCGTTACGGGCACCAGGGGAATGGTGATGTGGATCATGTGTGCATGGCCTCCTTCGCTTGCTCCCACGTCGCGCCGTGATCGCGGGCGTATTTTGAGACGCTGCGATCGGCGGCTGCGGCGTTCCGCCGGATATAAGGGCGCATCCATGTCGCCTCCTGCTCACTGCCGCGCAGCTCGTCCGCCGCGGGCTCACCCTGCGGCGGCGTGGGGATGCCCGCCACGATCCCTGCCACAGCCGGGTAAAGGCGGCTGCTGCGGGCGGCGGCCAGCACCCCCTCGCGGGCCTGCTGGTAGGTATAGGGCTTGAGGGCGTACCAGTAGGCCACGGCGATATGCTTATTCTTGGTGATCCGCAGGGCGTCCGGCGCGGCGGGGCACAGGGTATCCAGCAGGACGGCCAGCTTGTCAAATTCCGGGCTCGTCATGGCTTAAAAGGGCAGGTCGCCGTCCGCCTCGTCCTCGTCCTCGTCCAGCTCCACAAGGTCGCAGGGGACGTCTACACCGCCCTTGACGGCGGTACTGTCCGGGCGCTTGTCGCCAAAGAACACCGCGTCGGCGATGATCTCGGCGGTGCGGCGCTTGCCGCCGGTCTTATCCGTCCAGTCGCGGAGTTGCAGGCGGCCCTTGACCGCCGCCATGCGGCCTTTGGTAAAATACTTGGCCACCATTTCGGCGGTGGTCTTCCACGCCACCACGTCGATGAAGTCCGTATCCCTCTCGCCGTCCTGGCCCTTGAAATCGCGGTCTACGGCGAGGGTAAAGCTGGTGACGGCGGTGCCGTTATTGGTGCGGCGCAGCTCCGGATCGCGGACAAGGCGGCCCATGATAACGATCACATTAAGCATTGCCGGTCTCCTTTCCCGCCGTCTCCTTCACCTCGCCGGTCTCGGCGTCCACCTCGTAATCGGCGTAGACGGTCTCGTCGGGGACGGCGTACATATCGCTGTCGATGGTGGTCTTGGTGGTCTCGTCAGCGGTGACGCCGCGCACAAAGTCGGATTTCAGCGGGGCGTACTTCAAGACGCGCTTGAGGACGGTCTTTTTGGCCATCTCGTCAAAGTTGGTCTGCCAGGGGCCACTGCCGAACGTCTTGGAGTATTTCTTGGCGTGGTCGCGCACATCGTCTATGCTCATGACCTCAAAGCCATAGCCGCCGTCCTTCGTCTTGAAAATGGCGTAGTAGGCGACAGCACCGCCGCGGTCCTTGGATGCGGGGACGTGCTTGAGCTGCGGATCAAGGCCCAGCTCATAGGTGAACTCGTCGCGCTCAAACACAGTCTGCGCCTGGATGATGCTGACCTCACCGCTACGGTATGCCAGGTCGATGAGCCCCTTATAGCCCAGCTGAAAGCTGGCCTCCATGACGCCGTGGTTGCGGAAAGGGATGATATACGCCTGCCCCAGCGCCGTGTTGGGCTCGACGCCCAGCTGTGCGGCGGTCATCATAGCGCCGAGGAAGCTCTGGGGCGTGCACTCCGCCAGCTTCGGCGTGGTGGAGATGGCGGAGAGCACCATACGGGTAAAGCGCTCCGGGGTGATGACGGAGGGCAGCGCCTTCTTGATCTCGCCCTCCATGGCTTTGACATAGTCCTGCATGGTCTTGCCGGACTTCTTGGCGACAGTTCTTGTCTGTGCGGACTGGATGATGGCTTTGTTTTCCATGGTCAAATTCCTTTCTTTACGGTGACGCGGAAGGACCGCGCAGCGGTGGTTTTGTAATACGCATCGGGGATGGGACCGTTCTCGGCCTCGAATTTTGCCTTATCAAAGATGCGGCGGGCGGCGGACTTCCAGGATACCGACGTGTTGCGGTAGACGCCTTTTTCCGCGTCGCCCATAAATTCGCGGATGGCGTTGGCGTGGCGTTCGCGGTCGCGCTCCAGCTCGGCGATGCGCTCTGTCAGCGCGTCGTACAGCTCGACGTGCTGGCCCACGACATCCAGCTCCACGCTCTTGCCGGGGACGCTGCCGGCGTAGATGGTCTTAATGGCCTCTGTGGTTGCTTGTGCGCCGTCTGCCTCCGGGGGCGTGCCGGCGCACACCATGTCCCAGAACTTGCTTTCTGCGGCGCGCAGCGCCTGGATCTCGCTCTCATTTCGCTCCAGCTCCAGGTGAAAGAACCCGGCGCCGAACACCAGCGCACCCAGGTACCAGCGCTCCGCGCCGGTGACCATCATATAGTGCACCATCTGGCAGTACCAGCGCTCCGGGATGCTGCCGGCGCGGAGCTGGGACGCAATGTCCCACGAGGCGGTGGTCTTGCACTCCAGGCCGGCGTTTTCGCCGACCACAAGACGGTCCACGTCGGCATGGGCAAAGGGGATGTCGTTGCGCCGCATAAGGTAGTTGCAGCGGCGGACCTTCTTGCCGGTGGCCTCGCACCAGCGGTCGGCCACATACTGCTCCAGGTCGTTGCCCAGGCGCACAGCCTCCTTGTCGGACACGTCCGGCGGGATGGCTTTGCCGGTCTTCTCGCACCACAGGCTGAACGGGCTTACATAGTCGTTCAAGCCCAGGACGGCGGCGGCGTCACTGCCGCCGATGCTTTTCCGGCGCTCCATGAGCCACGTTTCGCGGCTCATGGAGACGGTCGGTATTTTCTCGATCATGGTTCCTCCTGCTCTATATCCTCGCTGCCGCACCATGGGCAGCGGCGCTCTGTAACGGTCTCGATGCCGTGCTCGCCGTCCAGGTTCTGGCGGTAGGTTTGAATGCGCGGCGCGTCAAAGACGGCACCGCAATCGGCGCAGATGTACATAGGGGCCTCCCTTCTGACCGGTTATCCCCGGCTTGCGCCGGGGGATGGCCTTCTGATCAGTCCTGCGCCGGCTCCGCCGCCTTGGCCTTGATGTCGATGCAAAAGCCGGGGGCGACGCCACGCGAATAGCTGGCAAAGGTGGAGGCCGCGGCGCCCGACGTGTTCACACGGCAGAAACAGCTGCTGTCGCCGGCATTCGGCGAGCGCAGCCAAGCAAACCACAGGTACGTTTTCCGGTTGCTCTGGCTCTCAGCGAAGAACGGCAGGGGCTTGTCCGGCGTGTCGTCCCGCTGCATCCAGTCCGGCGCGTCCTCGCCGAACACCTCCACCGCGGACAGGGGCCACAGCTTGTCCGTGCAGGTGTACACCTCGCCGTCCACCGTCTGGGTGATGGTGCGGGCCACCAGCAGCGCCGCCAGCTCCTCCGGCAGCAGGGACAGGAACTCCACGTTGAGGCGCTCTCTGGCGTCGCTCTCCGGGTAGTTCGCATAGTCGGTGTCCCACCAGTGGCGGCCGTCGTACATGGCCATGTCCCGCACGCCCTTGTACAGGCAGCCGGTGAGGATGCCGTCGGTGATGTCCGCCACCACGAAGGCGGCCTCCTTGCCGTTCTTAAGGTTGAAAGCGACCTCGTCGCCCACGCGCAGCGCCGCCAGCTTCTCCGGGCGGGCGAAGTCCTCCGCGCTCCAAATTGTCAAAGTCTCGTGTTTCATGTCGTTTTTCCTCCTGTTGTTGATGATTTTGTGGTCGTTCTTATTTTCTGGGCCATCGGCGTATCGCCTTGCGGATGGCGTCCATACGGAAGTTGGCGAACTGGACACGCTCACGGCGGCGGGCATATACAAGCGCCTTCTGCGCCTCGTGGGCGGCCCATGTTTCGCACTTGCCGCGGCAAGTTGTGCTGCGGCGGGGACAATCGGACGGGCAGCAGGTCCCTGTCATTCCGGCACCTCCCATGTGACGAGCGCCCGGACGGCACCGGCCGCAGCGGCGTCCTCGTGGGCCATGAGCACATCCACCACATAGCCGTGCACGCCGGTGTCCAGTGCCTTGTAGGTCTTTTCGCCCACGGTCACGGTGCTGCCCAGCGGGATGATGTCCGGATCCACCGCCACCGCCTCGCCGGGGTGTACCCACTCCCCGCTGGCGGTCAGCACAAGGTCGCCGCAGCGGTTGAGGGGGCTGTACGGTGTGCAGCAGGCGCAGTAGCCGGTGATGGTGAACACGCCGGACAGCGGCTCTGCCGGCTCGCCTTCCGGAAGGGCGACGACTGCGGCGACAGTGCGCGGACTTGCCGGCGGGCTATGCCGCGCCATACGGCAGCCCGCGGCGGCCAGCACCGCCAGCGCGGTCAATGCGGCGGCCAGAACGCACGCCAGCACCCACAGGGCGACGCTGATGCGGCGGAGACGGACGCGGCGGGAATAGTCCCGCGCCCGGTCCATACGTTCGCGGCGGCTCATTTGCGGCCTCCCTGCGAAAGGCAGCGGGCCAGGGTGGCGGCGGAGATATAGCCGTGCTCCATGGGGAAGTGCCGCCGGACGGTGCGCGGATCGCTGAAGCCGGTATACTTGAGCAGGTCGCCCATGGCCAGCATACGCTTGCCGCCGGTGAAGGAGAGAATGTCCTCCAGGTTCTCCCGGTAGCCGGGAAGCTCTTTACTCACGGTGTTCCCTCCCCTCGATGGCGTCCAGCAGACGCAGGACGGAATGGGCCAGCGTTGCAGTGCCGGCGAGAATGACGATGTAATACAGAAACATGGTGGTTGTCCTCACTTGTTCAGAAATTTCTCGACAAAGTACTGCTGGCCTTTACCGGTGACCTTGACGGTCTTACTGATGGTGATGGAGCCGTCGGATCGGGTGATGGCCGTCTCCTTAATGGAGAACAGGTCCAGATCCATGGCCCGCTGGGTGGGCATATTGTAGTCGGTGCCGGTGCGGCGGATGAGGTAGCCGTTGTCCCGCAGCCAGGCAAACAGCCGGTTCTGCCCGATGTCCACGCCGTTCTGACGGAGCAGCTTTGCCAGCTCGCCCACGAGGATGGAGCTGTGGGACGCGGAGACGGCATCGGCAAAGAGGACTTTGGGCTTGTCGGCCTGTGCCTGCTGCTCCAGCGCCCGGCGCTTCTCGCGCTCCTCTTTCAGCGCTTGCAGGGTGCGGATCATGGTGTCGGGATCGTCCAGCATCTTCTCCACGGTGGGCGCGTCGGCGTACATACCGTGGCGGCGGATGGCGGGGAGGACCTCGGATGTTACCCAGCGCTTGAACTGCCTTGCGCCGGGGAGCTTGCTGGACAGTACCAAGGCGTACAGTCCGCTTTCGTTGATGACGGTCATTTCCTGCGCGCCGCCAGGGGTGTCACGTTTCGTTACCCCCTTGTCCTCGGCGTCAACGTGGTCGGTCAAGGCCTTTCGGGAGTTGATGTACCCAAGGGCCACGGCCACGTCCTTGCCGACGAACCAGGGCGCGCCGTCGATCTCGGTGGTGCGGATCGTGCCAAAGGCGGGGTTGGTGAATTGCTGTAAGGTGTTCATGGGTGGCCTCCTTTCATCTTCCGAGCAGGTAGTCAGCAGACACCCCGAAGAACTCGGCCAATTTCGAGACGGCAACAGCCGGAATGCGCCCCTCGTTCTCCCAGTTATGAATTGTCTTTCGAGACACGCCCATGGCTTGCGCGAGATCGTCTTTGCTCAGGCCGCGTCTCACGCGTTCTGCGGAAATGTTTGGATATTTGGCTTGTACCATTTTTGACCTCCTTTATTACGCGTTTTGCGTATTTGCGAGTACATGATATACTCAAAACGCGTAATTGTAAAGTGGCAAAAATGCACGAAATGTGTAGCGCACGTTTGTGCGTTTTCACATGTCGTGCAATTATCACTTGACTTTGTACTCAAAATGTGTAATACTGAGAGTAACTCAGATTTAAGGAGCAAACCACATGGAGCGCTTGAGAGAATTGCGAGATGAGGCCGGGAAAACGATGCGGCAGACTGCTGAAGAAATTGGAATACCATACACAACGTATGTAAGCTATGAAAAGGGTGCGCGAGAGCCGAACAGCGAAATGCTCGTGAAGATCGCCGAATACTACTGCACAACCATAGACTATTTGCTGGGCAGGTCAAATAGAGCGCACGCATACGACTGCGAGGGTGTGCCTTCAAACTTTATCTCCATGCCGCAGATGCGCCGCGTCCCACTGGTGGGCGCTATCGCCTGCGGCACGCCGACACTGGCGGAGCAGAACATAGAGGGCAGCGTGGATATGCCGGAGCACATCCGGGCGGACTTCGCGCTGCGGTGTAAGGGCGACAGCATGATCAACGCCCGTATCTATGATGGGGACATCGTATACATACGGCAGCAGGAGGATGTGGAGCATGGAGAGATCGCCGCCGTGCTGATCGACGACGCGGCGACGCTGAAGCGGGTGTATCTGTACGACGACCACATCAGTCTGGAGGCGGAAAACCCCCAGTACAGACCGTTGGTGTACTGGGGTGAGGCTATGAACGGTATTAAAATTTTGGGAAAAGCCATCGCGTTTACAAGCGCGGTGCGGTAAAGGGAGGAATGTTATGGAGAACCTAATCAAGCTTGTTTTTGGCGTTGCCGTTCTTGCCGCCATACCATGGGCGGTGGCGGCGATCAAGAAAACGCCGATGACGCGAAAGGGGTACAGGATACTGAGTATCATTTTCGCCGTGTTCCCGTGCGGGCAGACCTACGAAGGACTGGGGGCGACCGGGAATTTTGCAATGGCAACGATCGTCTCTGCCGCGCTTGGCGTCGGGCTGTACTTCCTAATCAACCGCGTTGGCGTGGCAATTTTGAGAAAGCGCGGTATGCTGCAGGAATGAAAAATACGTTATCATCCGGGATAGGGCCGCAAATCAAAGCGGCACGGCAGGCCGCCGGGCTGTCGAGAAAGGACTTGGCCGACCGGCTGGGGGTGACGGCCAATGCCATATCGAACTATGAAAACGGCGTCAGTTTCCCAAAACCACCGGTACTGTTTGCCATGTTCGGAGCCCTGGGTGTTGACGCAAATACCCTGTTCCACGATTTATTAGAGCAATAAAATAAGCCGTCCCCCGCTGCAACAGGGGACGGCTCGATGAAACACCCACGAACAACCACCACGTCATCAGCAGGAACGGCGGCATTACTGCGCCTATGTTTCGAGGCCAGTATAGCACATTCCCCCGCCGCCTGCAAGCAAATTTTACAGGGAGGACATGACTATGGCCAAAAAGAAATACTATCAGAGGCCGGACGGGCTTTTTGAGACCACCCGGACGGTGAACGGGAAGCGAGTGCGCTTCCGGGGAAAGACCTGCGCGGAGGTAGACCGAAAGATATTGGCCTACAACGAGGAGAAGCAGCAGGGGCGGCGGATGCCGGACATTATCGACGAATGGCTGGAGGCGAAAACAAAGGAGGTGGGGGCCAGCGCACAGCACAGCTATCCCATCGTCTGTAAACGCCTCAGAGAGGCGTTTACCGGGAGGGCGGGTTCGTATACCCCGGCGGACCTTGCGACGTATATAGAGCGTTTCAAGGGCCAAGGCTACGCCGCCGGGACGGTACGGGGGGAGCTGTCCGTGATGCGGCAGGTATTCCGCCACGCGGTGCTCTCCGGGGACATTGCCGTGTCGCCCTGCGCGGAGGTGAAGGCCGGGAAGAAGCTAACGGCCAACAAGCGCCCGGCGCTGACGGTGGAGCAGGAGGCAGCCGTGGAGGCGTACCGGGGCGAGGGGTGGCTGTTCGGGCTAATGCTGCTGTACACCGGCTGCCGGCGCGGCGAGCTGCTGGCGCTGACATGGCAGGACATCGACCGGGAGGCCGGGGTGATCCACATCACCAAAAAGGTCAACTATGCCACGGGCCGCCCGGTGCTGGAGGATCATCTGAAAAGCGCCAACGGCAAGCGGGACATTCCGCTGCTGGACGCGCTGGAAAGGGTGCTGCCCCGTAACCGGATCGGGCTGGTCTTCCCCGGCGAGGACGGCGGCTACCTCACGGTGTACCGGTATAACAAGGCCTGGGCAGCGTACTGCGAGGAGGCAAAGCTGGGAAAGGTAGTGGCTCACCAATTCCGCCACAGTTACGCAACGATCATGTACGAGGCGGGCGTGGACACGAAGACAGCGGCGGCCTATCTGGGCGACACGGAGCGTGTACTAAAGGACATTTACGAGGAGCTGCGGCGAGGGCAAAAGGCTGCCGGGGCGGACAAGCTCAACGCCTATGTGGCACAGCGCAAAGCCGGGAATGGTTGACATAACTACTGTGTATTTTCTGTGTACTTCTGCACGCCATTTGGTGCCATCTCTATGTACTGTTTTACACAGCGCGAGGCATTGGGAAATGGTGAAAAGCGAGGAATTGCAGGGGGTGAGGGTGTGAGGGTGGATATCATTATGTTGTTACGATAGAAGCGTGGAATTGCAGGCGGCGGGCGCGGCTGGTGTGTACTGGCTGTGTACTGCACGAAAAAGCACCCCGGACCTCCGGGGTGCTTTTTCGTTTTTACACTGGCTGCCGGAGGGCGTCACCTCTCCCAGGCGCGGCGGTCGGTGTCCTGGATGGCCTCGATGCCGGGGCGCTGGCGCTGAAGCGCGGCGAACCGGGCGAAGGCGGCGCGGCGTTCCGCGCCGGTGTAAGTCTCGGTAAGCGGCGTTTCCGTGGTGCCGTCCTCGTAAGTGCGGACGATCTGCACGGAGTAGATCACCGGCTTTCCCCGGTAACCGGGATCGCGCCGGAGCTCCAGTCGGTCACGGTAGGCCGCCGTGGCAAGCTGGGCGTAACGCTCGGCCAGTGCCTGCCGGTACTCGGTCAGCTGGTCGATCAGTTGGCGGCACGCGGCAATGGTACGGGCGGCGCTTTGGTCGTGGTGCTGGATGCGGTCGGCGGTCAGCGTGTCAGGCCGGAGCAGGTAGGCAGATAGCCGTATATCGGCCTCCCGGCTGGGGCTGCCGTAGCGCTGGAACAGGTCAAGATAGCTCATTGGCGCACCGCCTTCCCGGCGGCGTGCAGCAGCTGCCAGAAGTCGCCCACGGCGGAGATTTTGAGCCCCAGCAGCTCCGCCGCCGCCCTGGCGTCCTCCTCGGTGCGATAGGTGGTCCAGTTGATGGGGATCGTGCCGCGGTCGTCAACAGCCTTGATAGCATAGCGGGTGCGCCTGCCGTGGCCGGTCGTCTCGATGGCGTAGATCATGGGGTGCCTCCTTCTGCCCTCGTGACCTCCGGGGCGGGCCGTGCGGTTTATTCGTACTGCTCCAGCCGGTCAAGCAAGACGCCGGCGGCATCGCGGCGGGCCGTGGCCGACTTGAGCACCTGCAAGCCGTGCTTTACGGCAATATCGTTGGGAGTGTCGGCCAACTGCGCCAGCTGGTCGGCGGCGCGGCTTGCCTCACGGTTGGCGGCGTCAAGATCGCCGCTGATCCACAACCAAAGATCGCGGTACAGATCAGCAGGAAGCTTCTTGGCCTCGGCTTCAAGCAGTTTCTGCGCGATGATGCCCGCGCCGTCATCGGCGGCCCTCTGGGCCTCCCGCGCCTTCGCGGCGTCGCGCTCGGCATCCGCCAGCTTCGCGGCCAGCTGGTCGGCGCGGTCCTGCTCGCTAAGCCAACGGTCCCGCATGGAATACGCAGCATCGTCGCGGATGTTGGCTTCTGCGTCCTCACAGCAGCCGGCGAAGGCCGTCGAGATATAGCTATCATCGCCCAGCCCGGCGATGATCTCCCGGATCCTGGCGAGGGCTTTCGTTTCCTGCGCTTTTGTCGTCATGTCGGCAGTCTCCTTTCTGATGGTCGGCGCACCCCGGTCAAGCCGGGAGCGCGTCGGAGTTTGTGGAACGGGTGAAGCTGGTGGAGCCGTACTTGGTGCGGATCTCGGCCATGCTCTTGGACTTGCCGCGGTGATACACGCCATCCTCGGCGAAATGCCAGCTCCAAAGTTTCTTTGTGCTGCTCCAGCGGCAGCCGGCGGCCTTCAGTGCCTCTTTGTGCGCCCTGGTGTTGCCGCCGATCCAGAGCCAGCGGCCGCAAAGCTCGATCTCCAGACCGTCCAGACGCAGCAGCGCATCAATGATGGCCACGAAGTCCCCGGCGCTCTCGGTGGTGGCGTGGGTCTTGCCGGTGGTGTCGGCGGCGGCCTCGGTGTTCTGGCGGCCCTTGAGGTACTCGAAGCGCTGGGAATATGCGGCGTTGATCTGCTGCATGGCAATGGTGGAGCCGCCCACGTCCGGGTGGTGCTTCATGGCGGCGGCCTTGTAAGCCTTCTTGAGCTCGTCCAGGGTTTTGCAGGTGCTGAAAATCGTTTCGTACATGGTGTCGTCCTCCTGTGTGGTTGTGGTGGGTGTGTCATCGTGGCCACAGTATATGCCGACTATGCTTGCATTGTCAACCCCCA